ATGCCAATTGGGCATACTTACGCTCCACCCACTTTCTATGGCTTGTTCTACTAATTTTACTCCTGCTTCATCTCTGTCTGGCATGACAATAACGTGTTTGCCTAAACTGTTAAGGAGTATCTGTTGCTGTTGTTTCACTTCACTGCCGAGCAGTGCTACGCCATCGATGCTTAAAGCATCAACAGGACCTTCTACTGCGATAACAAATTCTCTATCATCATTCTGATTATCTATATTAAAAACATAGCCAGGTTGTTGGTCTGATATGTATTTTACTTTTCCGTCTACTACTTTTCTTGCTGTGTAACCTACTACATCTGATCTATAATAGAATGGAATAATTACTCTATCCTTATATCCTGAAGTAGGAGTCCAATAAAAATTGTAATCTAAATTTGCTAATTGCCTTCTTTCTAAATACTCTAATACTTTTACATAGTTTTCATCTAAGCCTGTTGGCTCTAATGCTTTATAGTCTGTCCAGTCTTGCAAACGTTTTGCCCCTTCAGGCAATGCCTTCTTTTCAAATTTTGGTAATTGTATTATTGGTGCTTTACCTGTTGTTTCTTCTTTCAATTTTAACACGTGTAAAGCCAATTTTGTTATTACATCGTCAGGAGTGTTAAGCCATCTCATTAGTTTGCGTAATTTGTAGGATAAGTTTCTGCCAGGTTGCCAACTTGCTGTGTATCCACAATTAAAACAGTGATAACTTATGCCACCATCAGCATTTGCTATTAGTCCACCTCTTTGTCTAGAGTCTGCTGTCGTGCCTTGATGAGAACAACAAGGAGCATTAAAAGCCATCCAGCCGCTTGGCGTCTTCTTTCTTTTAAAAGGCAAGTGCTGTAATAGTGTATCGTAAACAGAATTCATTTACGTTATTATATTTTATATTTTGGTAAAAGTCAATTAATTTCGAACTAAAATTTTGGTAATGTCGTTGTCGTAGTCGTTGTCTGGATCTACTTTATCAGTTGTGTGCTTAATTCTTAAGTAACTGAATATTCCATTGAAGTTTACATATTTTAAAGTATCAACAGTATCTACAGAAATAGTTGCAACATCTGACCAGTTAGTTGAACTGCTGATTTGTGAATCTAGTGTTGCTTGAACTGTGATATCTCCATCTGCACTGTTTAAGTAAAATGCCGCTGTGTGTAGTGCTTCATTTCCATTAATTGCCGGCTCGGCAGTAATTGCTTCAGATAAAAATACTGCACTTCCGCCACTTTCTTGACTTAAAGAAGTTACACTATAAGATTTAAGTGGTCCAGGTATTTCGCTGGCATCCAAGTAGACCGAACCTTTGCTTTCAAAGTGTGAATTGCTGTATGTCAATATTCTTTCATTGCTTGAATCGTTTACTAATTCAATTGTGTAGTTTAAAAACTGTGATTGAAGATTTAGTAGTTCATTTTCAGTTAGTGATACTGTGAACATACCTACGTTGCTAGGAGTAGTAGTTTCAATAATTGTTGCATCTTTTTCCACAACTAATCGTGTTTTTTCGTCAAACATTTTAAAATTAGGTGTGTACGTGTTCAAGATAGACACAGGTTTCTGATCAGCGTTTAACACTTGAAAAGTGATTTTGTTATCTATTCCTCTATAAATGTTTAATCGTCTTGAATACAAGGCTTTATACTCCGTTATGTTTCCTGCCACATCTGCGGTAAGCAGTACATTACTATTTAATAAATATCTCTGAACTAATTGCATAACTTTTTAAAATATTTATCAGATGTTAAGAGACGAAATAGAAAGTAAATTTCCCTACATTAGTGTCGTGGAATACGGCGGAAAAGAGTATGTTGGGGTCATAAACAACCAAGACAATTCAGTTACAAGTGTATATGTTTACACTGATTTGCACTCAGATGAACTAAAAAAGCACTTTATTGAAGTATGTGAGACTTGGTGGTGGGAATCAAATAGGATGATTCCGATCAGTATTTTTATGCGTGACGAAATGTCTAAATTTAAAAATATCATCATGATCATGGCAACTAAAGACGTACGGGTAGTTATAGGACCTTGTACAAATTTAAATAGTTTGGCTATGAAACGAACTAAACGTAAATCAGTCCAGTTAGTCAGAAAACCAAAATAATTATTGATAAGGCCAGATAGTTGTGTGCGGGTCGTCTTTTTCTTTGGCCCAAGTAATCCTGTTCCAAAGTCTCTCGTGTCCGTAATACAAAAACATCTTTGTAATTACTTCAATCCCAGCAATGGCTCCTGCTAGAGTCCATGTACCGGTAATAAACCATGAAATAATAAATGTATCAGTTGTTGCTAATACACGCCACGTCAATGTTTTTGCTAGACTTCTTCTTGCTTTACTTTTCATTGTTCAATTGCTCACAAATTAAATTCATATGCACTACTACTGCAACAGCATATGATGTTGCATGACTTTTCTTAAAAAAGTATCCTTCTTTTGGCTTTACCCAAACTTCTTTCATTATTTCGTCCCAAGACTTATTAATAAGATATCTTTTACTAGGTCTTATAATTGCCAACACTGCCGCCAATTGTTCAATAGATGTTGGCTTTAATTTTTGTAAAATTGCACTGTGTCCATTTAAATGAAATACTTGATCACTAAAATCTTTTGCTTCTAATAGTTGCCACATTGGTTGTTTTGTCATTAGTTCTATTAAATGCTTTTCATTTTTTACTTTTTCATAGATGCTTACGTTTAAAAAATCTACTTTAAAGTAACCTCTATCTTCTGCTTGTTTGTAATCCAAAGTGCTGACATTGTCTAACGGATTGTGTGGCACTTCTGTGAAGTAAACTCCTGTGTTGTGTTTCTTGCCAGTATCTAATTTAGCAACTCTGTGTTTTAATTTGTTCAACACAACATTTCTATCTGCAAAATCTATATCTATATCAGGCATTAACTACTTCTCTTAATTTGGATTTAGGAATATCTATGTGACGTTTATCGCATACCTCATCTATCACGCAAATGTTACATTTAGGTTTTTTACTTTTACATACTCTTTTTGCATGAGTGATTAATTGCATATGAGCCGCATATTTGTATTTGTCTGGTGTTGTATCGTTCACTATCACTGCACTTTTGCTTTCATCTAAAGTGTTTGTCCAACCAAGTCTCCATAGTAACCTAAACACGTGTGTATCAACTGCTATGTTAGGCGCACCCCAAACAAATCTCATCATTATATCAGAACTTTTACGACCAACTCCAGGAAGATCCATAAGTTCCTTTTGTGTTTGTGGAACTTTACCATCATACTCCATTAGCAGTTTGTAACTGGTTGCAAGTATATTTTTAGATTTTGCGTTGTGTAATCCTGCTGGACGTATCGCTTCTATTATCTGTTCTTGGGAAAGTTTAATCATTTTTTCTGGAGTATCTGCTAAAGCAAATAGTTGTTTGCAGGCTATCGCAGTTCTTTTGTCTTGGCTTTGTGCTGAAAGCATCACACCTATCAAACTAGTGTATGCTTCTTTGTGAATTTTAGCCGCAGGTTTTTTGTTTGCATATCTGGGCCAATACTTGCCTAGTTGTTTGTATATGTAATCAATTTGTTGCTCTGTTTTCATATAATTTTTTAACTCGCCTTGTGTGCCTTCCTTTTAAAAATTTTGTTGTAAAGAATGCCTTACACATAGCCTTTGCAGTATCAAAATTTGTGTCATCTGCTCCTATACATAATACATTCATATCGTTGTGTTGTCTAGCCTGTTTTACATCAGAAACATTTTTACAAACCACTGCTCTGACTTTTCTAAATCTATTTGCCTGTATTGCCATACCAAAACCACTACCACATATCAATATTCCCCTGTCGCAAATTACCATATTGTCCGCAACTTTCATAGCAATATCATTATAATCTGTTCTTTTTGGTTTATGGACACCTGCATCTTGAAATACTGCAATATCAAATTTACTTTCACTTTCCATATCATGTGGACAAAGCCAAGCAGAAAGTTTTTCCTTTAATTCATAACCTCGATGGTCTGATCCTATTATTAAATCTGTCATAGTCCTGATTGTTTTACAATTTCTTTAACCATTTCAACATCAGCCGGAGACCTTTTGAACCTTAGTGACCAATGTTGAGGATTCAACACATAACTTACAATTTGTAATTGTTCTTCATTTAAGTTTTTTAACATTTCTTTTCCAGATGTGCAATTTAAAACTAGCCAAGGTGAAATTTTGCCATCTTTAATCTCTTGTGTTGCTCTATTAAGACTTGCATATTTAAAATAGTGATTCCATGGAGCACCTTTTTCATCTGACCATTCCATCATATTTTTTATGGATCTTTTCATAGCATCTTCCACTCTCTCTTTTAAAATAATGTCAAGTGCATACTGTTGATACAGTTCTTCTCTGCACCAATGATCTAATTTAACGCCCGAAGTAACAACGTAGTCTATAAACTTTTCAGGATATAAAGGTTTTACATTGCTGAGAAAACTACCAAATTTAACAAATGCTGTGTAATATGGACTTTTACAAAATTGCAAATATGTCTTTGGTTCATGTTGATTCTGACACAATTCATAAAATCTCATGTACGTTTGATATCCTAATTGAACTCTGCGTTCGTCTTTTTGTGTAAATCTTCTTTTTTGTTCACACATATGTACTGCTAAAGTTTTTTCACGTGTAAACTTCGCCCCACAATGTTGACAGATGTATTCTTCGCTCATAGTATTTTCTTAATAACTTCCTTAGTCATTCCCATTTCTTCTGCATAGGCTTTAATTTCTTTTGCAGTGTTAATTTTCGACAATAACTCTATTTCGTCTTCTTTTAGGTTTGTAAAAACTTCTTTTAAGAATTTAGCAGTTTTATTTTTTCCTGCACTATCTTTGAATTTATATCCAATCCACTCGTGCCACTTGATTGTTTTGTCTTCATCTTGTGTTGCACACAATAGTAACCAAAGCAGTTTTTTGTGTTTGCTTAATGTAAAAAAGTTCTTGTTGTAGTATTCATTTGTTTTCAAAATTGTTAATTCTTGTTTTGCTCTTGGGCCTTTTATTGCACTAGCATATCTATTAAGCAAATAGAAACTTACCTGCTTTTTTTCATCATCAGATAAGTCATCCCAAACGTTTGTGGCTTTCATATCAATTGCCGCTAGAATATCTTTTATTGGCAGTTTGTTTGTTTTCTTTACCATTGATCCTCTTTAATTAAATCGTACATTAACTTTAATTTCTTTAGTTGGATTTGTAAAGACTTATTTCCGTCATTTGCATAATCTACTATTTCAGAAATCTCCACTTCATCTAAATACCAATCTGGTGGAGTTTGTTTTTCAATTAATACACGTTCACCTTTTCCATCTATAGGTCTTGCATACACAGTCGCACCACCATCTGGACTTTCATAAATCATTGCTGTTTCTTTTTTCTTTTTTGGCACTATAATAATTCAGTGTAATCTATTGTTTCACACTGTCTACTAATATCTTTAACAAAAAATGCACAATGTGGCTCTTTGCCTTCAGTGATAGGTACACTTAATAATTGGTTATTTTTCACTTTAGGAAAGTACCATTTTACATCATTGTAAAAATTTGTAACTTTTATTGTCCCAAAGTCTGCTTTGAATCCTGATAAAGGATTGAACAAAAATGCTTCAAATCCCCTTTCACCTAAACTAGTAAGTGGTACCACGTCTACACTTGCACTGTTTTCTTGATCGCCAACTGCTATGTTCCAGTCTAATGGCATAGTAAGTTCATTTCCATTTATTTCTAATACTATGGCAGGACAACTGAATGATTCAACATATATCATTGGCAAAAAGAAAAAATCTGGCTCTTTAGGATTGCTATTGTCCAATACTGAAAAACGCATATCGTCGTTGACGTGTTCAGGCAATTTATTCATTTCATATGCTGTATTGTCTAGTGTTAATATTCTCATTTTGTATAATCAACCTTTTCTACTGTAAAAGGATAGTTTGCTTCTTTGTAAAACTTTTTCCTTTGTGTTAAATGTCTTTTTGCAAATTTACACGTTGAAGTAATATCCCAAATCTGCACAAAGTCTTTGTCTTTTGCCTTACGTATGCCTCTTCCTATAGATTGTATTACTCTTATAAATGATTTGCCTGGTTCAATCAATACTAAATTAAAAATTCTTGGAATATTAATACCAACACTTGCTACTCCATACGTTGCAATTAAAACTTTATTGTCTGACTCGCTTATTTCTTCGTATTGATCTTTTCTATCTTGAAGTTTTGTTTCGCCTCTTATAAATGTGCTGTTTGGAATAAGTTCTTGAAGTTTTTCGCCTGCTGTGATTCTATCTACTAAAACAAGTGTGTTGCCTGACTGTGAAATTTTATCTATTAGTTTGCTAATGTAACTTACTCTTACCGAATTTGTCACTAAAAATTTTAATTCTTCTTGATAGTTTTTGTGTACAAGTGTATCAATCATTTGTACAATATTAACATGACAGTTACTTAATACTCCTTTTTCCTGAAGTTCTTTAGCACTTATTTGATTAATTACAGGACCTATACCAGCCAATATAGCCTGGAATTCAAATTGTTCTTTTGGAACAGTACCAGTTAGTCCCCATCTAATAGGAGCATGATTCAAATGTTGTGTTAGTAATTTTTTTAAAACTTCTGCTTTTGCTTGATGTACTTCATCAATAATAACTGTTTTTACACCTTGTAAAAAATCGGATAAAGTTATTTTTGCTTCTCCATCTTTAGTTTTTTTATCTAAAACATTTAAACTTTGCCAAGTGCAAATTGTATGTGTTTTGTTCAATTCTTTTCTGTCTCCAAAGTAAACTCCTACATCTAACCCAACAATTTTATAATCATCTTCAGTTTGTGTTACAAGTCCTTTGTTTGGGACTATCACTAGTGTTCTACCTAAAGGCTCGCAAATTTTAGACAAACAGGCGGTAATAATTGTTTTACCAGCACCTGTGGCAACTTCTTGTAAACTT